TTCGCTGCTGATACAGTATGGTTAGTTATCGCCGTAGTTACAGAACCAGCAACAGTATCACCTGATAGTGCTTGTTCAGCTTCTGCGAAAGCGATGAAGTCTGGTAAGTAGTTCAAGAAATTCGATACTGAAAGTTTCTTGTTTACTGGTGTTCCAGAAGGATCATCAATTACATGAAGAAGGTCTTCACCTGCTATGCTTGTGCTTAAATCCGTAAGCGCGGTTATTTTTTTATCTGCCATTTTAGTTTCCTCTTATTAGCATTATTTGAACCCCATTGCTGGGGAATTTTACTCTATGCATATACATAGATCATTATGAAGAGTAACTAGATGAGGTTGTATAACCCACACCAGCACTCGTTTCACCACTCGCTACCGTATCCGCAGTACCTGATACTGAGGTTTCAGAAGCTGTGATATCCAACAACTGATTCTTAGTTGATATTACATCATTTGAACTAGGAATAGTTGTGAAATCTATAGATGAATCTGTATTAGATGTTGAACTATATGTCAACGAATTAATACTGATTACACCAGTTGAATAAATTATTGTACCAGCTGTATTGTCTGAGTACACTCTTGTCGATCCGTCTAAGTAGAATCTTCTTAAATTACCGTTACCATCATCATCAAAGAAATAATTGTTTGAATCACCTGAAATGAAGAATCCTGTGGATGTTATAATACCACCACCAGTCTTATTGTGTCCTGAATGTGGATTGTATAAACTATTCCCAAAGTCTAAACTAATCGAAGAAGCTGTTCCATCGATTACAGTTGTATGGTTTTTTCTTAATCTGATTGTCGTGATGTTAGATAATAACGAAGTTTCTGTATTATCTATCTTACTTGTTAATTGTGAATGTCTAAACAATGTATCAAATCCCGATAGTTCTGAATTATCGTATGATATTATAGATGCTCTAACTAAAGTTTCCAACGCTGAAACTGTCTGAGATGTTTTCGTTGGATCGTATTTAAAATTGGTTGATATTAGAATCTGTAATATCTCAGCATCTACAATTTCAGGTCTAACTGTCAATACACTTAGGTTAGAAAGAGATGTTTTAAGAGAACTTTTCTCAGCTGTTGTTAAGTTGTTTGAAAATTGAGATGGTTTAAGAGCTACAAACACTTTACCAAATTGTTGGGGTATCGCGTCTTCACCACCCCAGACAGCAATAGAATCTGCGCCAGGATATAATTCTTGTAACTTAGCTTTGTAGTCCTGTACTGTAACCAGTCTGTTTTGTGAAGTATAGAATTTCGACGCTGAGAATTTAATCTGATCTACGGATTCTATGTCTTTACCACCCGATGCACTGACTGTATTTGTAAAGGTAACAGCTGAGTTACCATTTATTGAAGTAGACATACCGAAGGTTGAAGCTCCATTAGCGTGATTTGTATCTGTTACTAGATATGAAATATTGATCTGATCCCCATCTTTTGGACTCGCACCAATAATACCATCTCCGAAATATATTTCAAACAAACCATCGTCATTTTCTTGAATATAATATACTGTCGAGGTACCTCTAATACCTGTTAAATCTCCAGCTTTACTCCAAGCTGTTACAGTGTTGTTTGATGTTATGTTTATATTAATTGTAGATGTATCAATATTAGTATTTAACATTGGGAATCTTTGATTCGTTACTTGGTTATCGTAACGATACATATCGGTAGTTAATTTACCTTGATAAACATCTAATCCCTCGAATTTAAATGTACCTGTTGTGGGAGTGATTGTTTTATTATCCAAAGAAATGAATGTGTATTCTGTACCATCAAACACTGTTGTAAATTCATGACCCCTGTTAATTGTTAATGAAGACGGTGTCTGTCCTCCAACTTTGGGTGATGTGACTGTTAAGTCGAAACTAGATTTAGACGCTGTTCTGGAAGAAGGAGTATACCCCAATTCTTTAGCTCTTGATACTACATTCTTTCTGATTTGTGCTGTATCCAAAAACATTTCTGACGCTACCATGTTCGCGTTGAACGCTGATGTGTGAGCTGAGTATGCTAGAAGGTCTACTAGTACCGCTAGGTTTGATCCTTCAAAATCATAATCCTTTAAAGTCGATTGACCTTTCAGGTATTCTTTCAGAGACGCTGATACATCATCAAAGTCTAAGTCTGTTATGTTAATATTTGAACTGTTTATTGAAGCCATTATCTTACTCTCTGTAGGGTTACATTTAATTCTTGTGGTCTAGGATCATTGGAGACTGTTAACATTAACGATACATCCAAACTATTACCATTCATACTAGAGAAAACATCCGTAACATTCGCTCTTGGTTCATAATTATTTATCATACTAATAATATCTTGTTCTAAGACAACTCCCTCGGGGCCCATTGTACTCAATTCGAATAACATACCAGATAAATTGAGACCCAGACTAGGTTTAAATGGTCGTTCGTAAAGGTTTGTTGTTAATAGATTCTTTATACTTCTTTTAATAGAATTGATATCATACTTCAAGACTAGATCACCACTTTGTGGATGTAGAGTCATGTTGACATCAATGTCACTAAACCATCTTCGTGATACTCGTGAGCTCTGATTCTTACTATTAAATTGTGCCATATAGTTATTTATGTCGGAAGTACAGATGTATTTGCTGTACCTATTGTTATATCATCAGAAAAACTTAGATCGATTGTTTTTGGAAATCCTAAGAGTGATAAGAAGTCACAGAATGTAAATGTTATAAATTCTACTATAGCCCCTAGTCCGATAGCTTCAAAGAATGCTGTGACCTTTTCCATCCATTTTGTGAGTAAGTATCTAGGCCAGTTAACACTAAAGTCTCGAGCTCCTTCCATCAATCGTTCTATTTTTCTTTCAGCTGACTCGACTTTCTCTGTAATCTTACCACCAATCAATGATAGTAAATTAAATCCAGCTAATTCAATTCCTTCTAATTCTTCTATCAAATCAGCGTACGATGCCTGTCCCTTTTCAACTTTCTTTTTCCAAGCATCAGTTATTTTTTGTAATATTGATTCTACATCTAAGTCAACCAGAGGAAGTGGTATATCTGGTAACCCTAGAGTATCCCAAATTTCTTTGAATAATTTAATTAAAGCTTTAAACGCGTCAGCTAATAGACCAGTCATACCACCATTAATCTTACTACGAATGTATGACCATATTCCTTCAGCTTTGAGTTCAGGATTTTCAAATCCAAACTCTCCGTCCCAGAATTTATATGACTCTGGTAACATATCATAAAACTTATCAAGTTCTTCAGATATTTGTGTTTTAATTTTAGCTATTTCTTCAGCTGTAAATATTTTTAGTATATCAATCTCTATACCTAGAATAGTCAACTCAAAACTTATAGGAGTTAACTTACCGATTAACTCTAAGAACTTCTGTTGAACATACATAGGATAATCTTGGGTCAACCTTGTGATCATTATTTCCCATTCCATTTCAGGGATTTCTATTGTTTTAAATTTAGGATCATAAATGGATAACAACTCTCTAACACTATCCAGAATATCTTGAATTTGTTTAGCGGTCTCTTCTTGACCAGCTAATATTAGTTGAGAAGGTAGATTCGCCAACTGACTAAACATATTGACAAGATCACCTTTTGTTGGTAGAATAACTTTAGGACAAGCTAAAGGAGGAATTACAACTGGTTCGACTTGAAATGTAGTAGACATTATGCGTTCAATTTAATCTTCGGAGCTGTCATATTGATAATACCTTTAGAGGTAATATTAGTTTTACCACCAACTGTTACATCAGCATCACCTGTGATATTGACTGTAACATTACCACTTATAGTAACTGTATCATCTCCTAGTACAACTGAGTACTTATCTTTAACAACTTTCTCTACATAACTTCCGTCTTTATCAATCTCTACTCTTGTACCTGTTCTATGATATAAATGAATTCTTTCAAAGTCTGGTGTATCATCTAATTCTAATACATGACCTGATTCTGTTTCATGAACATGATTGAATGGGTATATAGGATTGATGTGTCGTATAGGTGTTCCAGAACTACTTGAACCGAAACCATATGCAGTTTTAACAGCATTAATAAATCCACCAGAAGATTCTTCAGTAGATTCTTGTTTACCTTCACCGTCAACTAAGTTGATTACAGGGTATGTTTTGTCGTCATAGTTTCTAGCTAATACATTAACATCAGAAGTACCTAAGTATAATTCTCTCGGATAGTTAATAGCTTCATCACCACCCTGATTCTTTGGTGACTTATCCAATCCTAGTGTTAACCCATAAGTTCTGTTAGACATTTGTTTAGGATTAGGCCCATCAGAAGTACCCGTGTATGATTTTATACTATCTAATCGTGGATCGTTATATCCGTCTGTTGGTGATCTAGGAATATTTGTAAATGTTCAAACCACCGTTGCCGCCGCACGTCATGAACAAATCACGGTTTTGTGGCAAATGTTTGCAATGCCATATTGTTGCTTTGTGTGCCTTTTCTCTCATGAACGAAAACCCGTCTTCGGGGTGTTGTGTGCGTACATCGTAAATGCGAAATTTAGATTCCAACGTGGTGACGCACACTTTGTTCATTTCAATGTCTTTGCGATCAAATTCCAATCCGGTGACACCGTTGCCCACATTTGTTTCCCAACGAATGGAATTGGTGCGTA